AAGTAATTTGTAAATTGCTCAGTAAAAACACCTGTTGTACTTCTTGTAGCACCACTTACTACTGAAGTTCCATTCGATTTAGACACTCTCCATCTTACTGAGCCACTAGTTACAGTTAATATTTCAAATGAAACTTCATAAGTTGTTCCTCCAGTTTCTAAACTACTTATAGTTTGTGTTGCCTCCCCTGTTGTACTTGAGCCTATTAGTCTATCTGAAGCAGACCAACCTGAAGGTAAAGTCCATTGTGAAGATAAATTTGGATTTAACTCTTTTACAGAAAAAGAATTTAAGTACACAACACTATAACCTGCAACGTACTTTGCTCTAAAACCTAAATAAGTACCTGTTGCTAAAAAAATATTACTATCATCTGCGGTTGTAACATCAAAATAGTCTGCACTATTAGATTTTGCTATATGTGTTGTAAAATAGCTTGGAAGAACGGCATTTAAATCCCATTCTGTTTTGTAGTATTTATCTGATGTTAGAACATTTTGATATATATAAGTATCTGTAGTCGCAGGACTCAGTAAAGCTTGAGCCCCAACACCACCTGCTTGACCTTGCCAAAGAGTTGTTGTCCAATCATCTACACCATTAGTAAAACCACTATCAGTAAATAGTTCAGAGCCTATCTCACTAAAATTACCATTGGTAATTAAGTCAGGTCCTCTACTTGCTTTTGCTACTCCTGAGCCTATACTATTTGCTATAGCTATTATCATATACTAATAAAGTGCTACTAAATTTGTTGCAGATGTTCCTGTTGTATAAACTTTATCTACTTTAACTGGTAAAACTGTACCTGCTATACAATTTTTAAAAACTATTGCTGTCCCACTTCCTGATACATCTACCTTAACATCTCCACCTACACCTACATATATAAGTGCTTGAATTGTAGGCAAATCATTAGTGTTATGTGTAGTAACTGCAACTGCTTCAGTTGCTTGTAATTTTAATTGACTTAAACTCATAATTATTAATTTTCTCTTTTAGTTGATTCGCCTAATTTATTTAAAGGCATCATATTACTTTGCATATAAACATCTTCACTTGAACCACCCATAGCGTTCATATCTTCAAAAGTTCTTACCTCATCAGGAGATAAAACACCAATATTCACCAAAGTTCTATAATAATCTGCTCTTGATTTAGAGTCACCCCTAAGTAAAGCAGTTAAATTAAATTTAAAATATTGTTTTCCCTTTTCTTTAAAAGGTATTAATTTTTGATTTAAAGCCATCTCAATACGCTTAATCCAAGGTGTGATAGTGTGTACCACAAAATCAATTTGCTGTGCCTCGATATTAGAATAGGTGGCGTTAGATAAATCGTTAACGAGATGGTTAGGTACTCTGAAGATACGACAAATATCACTTATTTGATATTCTCTACTTTCTAAGAACTGAGCCTGATTATTTGGGATTTGTCGACTTATAAACTCCATTCCTTCTTCTAAAATTGCAGTTTTACCTGCATTAATAGAACCACTATAAGTTTGATTCCAACTAGCTCGTAGCCTTTTAGCAGTTTCAGGTTTTAGCGTTCCTGGGTGTTTTAAAATACCACCTACAGATGCTCCATTCTTAAAGAAAGAACCTGCAAATTGCTCTATAGATAAAGATATACCTAAAGATTCAGCAGCACTTTGTATTGGTGATTTACCCATTATTCCATCAGTAGATAATCCCTTAACGTGAATCATACTATCTGAAGAAATTTTACCACTAACAGGATAAGGTATTGTATCGTTTTGCTCTATTTCATAATAAACTTCTCTACCATCAGGCGATACATAGACACTTACATCATCACATTGGATAGGGATTATTTGAGTAGGTAGACCTCCATTATTTCTTTCAATGTAAGCAAAGAAGTTTCCATCTAAGCAAAGGTCTACTAAAGCTCTTTCAAAAAAACTAAAAGAGTTGTAGAGAGTCGAAGGTTGCTCTCCTACTAAAGAGTGAAGTGGATTATCAGATAAAATATATCTTTTATTATCTGCATCTTTTTCGTATAACGAGATAGGTAGAGAAGCTATTGTTTCAGAAATTACTTTTACGCAGCTCCAAACTGTTGATAACTGTAAACTGCGTTCTTTTGAAATTGGTTGATTAGATGAGTTGCCTATAATTGAAGCGTTCCCATATAAACTAGTGTTGTAAAACCTTTCCTCTTGGTTAGGTTGTACTTGTGGTTTTCTTCTGAAAAAATCTAATATTGATGCCAAATCCCTGTGGTTTTAATGTACCTTATCCATATAGATATATATAAAAGATGATTTTGTGAACCTTTTATTTATACTTTTTTTTAAGGTAGCCTGTTATTTTTTGTAAATACTTGTAAACTTGCCTCGTAGAAACACTCTTAATTTTAGCTATTTCCCTTACTTTAAACCCATAAACGTACCTTAATTCAATAATTTCTCTCTCTTTTTTAGTAAGTAAATGGTGTATATCTACCCAAATTTTATCAGCCAAAGGGTTGTAATCGGTATCATCTATATCTACAAATGGAATTTGTTGCCTATATTTTTTATGGAATGGTGAAGTGCTAGAGAACACTTGATTAGTTATAATTCTAGCTATATAAAATTTAAAGTGACCTCTTTCATATATAGTCTGAATAGACTCATTATTCTGAGTTAATAAAATTAAACAAACTTCTTGAACAAGGTCATCTAAAAGATTAAGGTCTTTATTACTTCTAAGAACATTAGTACAAATTTCTTTTATAGAGTTGTACTCTTTTTCTATTATCTCATTCTTAGATAAAAAATATTTCTTTGTCATCGTAAGTTGAGCCACCCTTATTCTTGTTTTCCATAGCTTCTGATAGTGCCATTAGACAAGCTACTACACCATCTATCTTTTCGTTACTTTTTGCTTTATTTGGTTTTACATTTCCTGCAGGGTCTAAAGTGAGAACCACATTACTCATCATCCACCTAAGAACTGGGTCGCCTCCGTGACGAATTTTACCACTAAGTATTAGTGTTTCAAATTCTTTAGTTGCAGGAGACATAGTTTTAAAACCTTGACCTACAGGTATCATAGGACACCCCTCTTCTGTTAAATCTATTACAATTTGTGACGAGTTCCACCTGTCATAAGCCACTATTTGAACATCATAAATCTCACTTAAATCCCTAATTTTTTGTTTAATGTAGTTGTAATCACAAACATCTCCAGGAGTATAAATAACATACCCCTCTCTTTCCCACTTATCATAATTTACCTTATCTCTTTCTGACCTTTTTTTAGCGTTTTCTTCAGGTACAAAAGAGTAGTTTATTACATCATAACCACCCTCATCATCAGGAAATAATAGAGCTAAACAAGTAACGTCTCTTGTACTTGCCAAATCTAATCCTGCATAACAAACTTTTCCTCTTAAATAATTCTTGTCTACATCGCCATCACACAGCATCCATTTTTCGTCTGAAATCCACTTAGTTTCATTTACAACCCATTGATTGGCGTGGAGTCTACGGAACGTATTTTCGTATGAAGGCTCATTTTTAGCTTTAATAGCTTGTTGCTTCATATACTCTTCTTTTATAATTGTTCCGTAACCTGGATTTGCTTTTCTCCAAACCTCTTCGCTAAAAATATCATCACTTTCAGCAGCCTCATAAACAACAGCTAAAAAAGATTCATCATCTATAGAACCATCAATTAATTTTTTAGAATAGTCATAAAGCTCTCTTGAAATGTGGTCCTTCTGATTACCTGCCCCTGCCGTAGTTATCCCTAACATAAGAGGCTCTTTTCTAGCACCCATAGATGTAAGTAGCACGTCATACAAATCACGATTCTTGTGCGAGTGAATCTCATCTAGTAAACAACAAGATAGGTTTAACCCGTGCTTTGTGTCTGCATCAGCCGAAATAACTTTATAGTAAGAGCCAACTTTATCGTAAGTAATAGAGTCACGATAAGTGTTGGCACGTTTAGATAAATTAGGGTCTTGTAAAACCATTTGCTTGGCTATAGAGAAACTTAACCTTGCTTGTTCTTTATCAGCAGCAGCCGACACAATCTCAGCTCCTTTTTCACCATCAGAAAATAGCATATAAAGTGCTATACCCACCATCATAGTAGTCTTTCCATTCTTACGGGGAATAAAAATAAAGCATTGTCTGAATTTTCTAAGGTTAGTTTTCTTAGATTTCCAACCAAAAATAGCCTCTATTATCTCTATTTGCCAATCCTCAAGAATAAATTTTTGACCTGCAAGTTCTCCTTTAGTGTGTTTACAGAAAGTTTGTATAAAATCACAAGCTCTTTTTGCTGATTTCTCATCAAAATAATACTTAGATTTATCTATTCTATGAAGATTATTCGCCACTATTAAAGAAATTTTCTATTTTAACATCAGTTTTGCTAGAAGCATTTTCAATAGCATTTACTTTTGCTCTACTAGATGGAGTTAATCCAAATTCTTTAAGGAGCTGAAACACTCTAACAAAAGATTGATTAGCTATTTGTACTTCAGGTCTAATAACTGATTTAGAATTACCCTCCCTTGAGGTGACCTCCATAGTTGAACCAAGTTCGTTTACAATCTCCTTAGCTTTTTTATATTCACTATAAGAATCACAAAGCATTGTTAAAGCCAACTCATCTGCTTGAGTAAGCACCGACATATCGTGTAGTAAAGTGCTTAATTCTGCAAAAGCTTTTTGACCATCTTCAGATAGCCAGGTTGGTATAGGTGGAATAATACAAGGTAACTTAGGTTCGTTTGGATTTAACCTATCCTTGCGAAGTGTTCCTCTTTGTTTTTTAAGTTCAGTTGGTAGTTTTTTCATATTATATATAATATAATTATCCTTATCTTTATCCTTAAGCCTTAGTAAAGGCTATCTAAAGGCTATCTAAAGGGTTTGTTTTCTGTTATCGTAACTCCCTTATCCTCAATACCATATTTAAGATAATATTTTCTAGCAACATAACCCGATAAACTAACTGGAGGTAGTTTCCAACCCCACATTAATTCATCAGTTCCTTTTGTTACAAATTTTTTTTCTTCCTTTTTCATAATGTTTTTTTTGATGGTGCTAATATATAAAAAAAAATCAGTTTGGCAAACTACATTGGACTAGGTAGAATAACTACAAAGTAGAGAACCCTTTTCCTGGTGAGGGAATTCCCTAAATGCCTCTTCCCCCTGGGCTAGGGGAGTACCCCCACAATTCCCTTTCTATTGACAGGGTGTAAAGAAAGGGGGGGCGGTGCCCTCTCTTTTTCTTTTTCTCCTT